CCTGCCAATCTTTCCCCGACAACCACCAGTTCGGTCCAAGCCGGTCCGATGTCTGGTCAGCCTAAGCCAGAACTATGACGACTCAAACCAAAAAGAAAAAGAAGCTTGTTGGGGATTTGAAACCAAGGCTTCACAGCCCTTGGCTTAAAGGTAAATCCAGAGTCGATGAAGTCATTGAGTTGGCTGAGAAAATTGGTCAGCCATTACTTGAATGGCAGAAGCTTATTCTCAAAGATATGCTGACAGTTGATAGCAATGATCAATTCATCAAGCGCAGTACATTGCTTTTAATCGCTAGGCAGTCAGGAAAGAGCCATCTAGCACGTATGCGTGTCTTAGCAGGGTTATTCTGCTTTGGCGAGAAGGACATTCTCATGATGTCATCAAATAGATCAATGGCTCTCAAATCTTTTAACATTATTGCAGACATCATCGAACGCAATGACTTTCTTCGTGTTCAGCTAAAGAATGGCGACCCTAAGAAAGGAATCCGTAGAACCAATGGTGATGAGCGCATAATCCTTGAATCAGGCGCACAGGTCGAAGTTGTAGCAGCTACATCCGACGGAGCGCGTGGTCGAACCGCTGATCTTCTTTGGATTGACGAATTGCGAGAAGTCACAGAAGTTGCAATGGATGCTTCTAAGAGCGTTACCTTGACTAGGCCTAATTCCCAACGACTATTTACATCAAACGCTGGTGATGCGTTTAGCAAAGTCCTTAACGACCTACATGAGCAATGCTTAAACCATCCACCAAAGTCTTTGGGATTTTATGAATACAGCGCACCACCATTCTGTGACATTTGGGATCGTAAAGCTTGGGCTATGGCAAATCCGTCACTTGGATATTTAATTCCTGAAGAAGCCATCGAAGAGACGATTGCAACATCTACAATGGAAGCGGCGAGAACCGAAACTCTTTGTCAATGGATTTCGTCAATCAGCAGCCCGTTCACTCCTGGATCTTGGGAAGATATATGCGATAGGTCAATGGAGATGAGTCCAGGACCTTTAACAGTCTTTGCCTTTGATATTGACATGAGTAGAAGAAACGCTGCACTTATAGCAGGTCAGATATTGCCAGATGGTCGAATTGGCGTGGCATTGGTCCAAACTTGGGAATCTCAAATCTCAGTAGATGAATTAAAGATTGCCGCAGAGATTAAGGGTTGGTGCGATTCGTACAAACCTAGAGTTGTTCTGTACGATCGTTACACAACTCTTGCAGTAGCTGAGAGATTACAAAAATCAGGCGTTATGGTAGAAACCATTGTAGGAGCTGAGTTCTATGCCGCGTGCTCGACTCTGAAAGACCAAATCGACAATAAGAGAGTTGTTCATGGTGGGCAAGATGTTCTGGATCAACAAATGCAAAATTGCGGAGCTAAAAGCACCGATTCAAGTTGGCGTTTAATTCGCAAAGCTAGCGCCGGTCCTATTGTCGGACCGATTGGCTTGGCAATGGTCGTAAGTCGATTATCTCAACCACAATCGACACCCCAGATATTTGCCTAGACACAAACACCCTAAATTGTCAAGAATTAGACAAAGTATGGTAAGATGTCTACATGGGTCGTATACTGCAAACATTCGGATTACAAACTAAACCAGTCCTCGAAGCGCAGTCCGCCCCTCAAGTTTTAGGTGAGTACTCGCCGTATGCGATGCCGTTTCAATTTGCCTATGTTGGCAGAACAGAAGCAATTTCTATTCCAGCGTTGCAACGCTGCCGCAACTTACTAGCTGGCACAATCGGCGCAATTCCTTTAGAGCTTTATCGCAAATCTACAAATGAAGAGATTGGCTCACCATTATGGATGGAGCAACCTTCTTACTCACAGCCTCGATCAGTGACTATTGCGTGGACTGTTGATTCATTATTGTTCTATGGACAAGCCTTTTGGAAAGTTGTTGAAGTCTATAACGAAGATGGCAGACCATCACGATTCGAGTGGATTGCTAATTCTCGCGTAACTGCAACACTTGATAAAGATAATGTTTTTGTTAAATCTTACGCAGTAGATGGCACAACATTACCAATGGATGGATTAGGTTCACTTATCACATTCCAGTCATTAGGCGATGGAATCCTTAACAGCGGTGCTTCAACAATCCGCGCTGCAATCGATGTACAGAAAGCCGCTGCTATTGCAGCAGGTACTCCAATGGCTACTGGCTACATCAAGAACAACGGAGCAGACCTTGATCCTAAAGAAGTACAAGGATTACTAGCTGCATGGAAGAACGCTCGCAATAATCGTTCAACTGCTTACTTGACTTCTACTCTGGAGTACACACCAGTTTCATTCTCACCAAAAGAGATGATGTATAACGAAGCAATCCAAAATCTTGCTACTGAGATTGCTCGCCTTTGCAATGTTCCGGCCTATTATGTTTCTGCTGAAATGAATAACTCAATGACTTATTCGAATGTACAAGATGAGCGCAAGCAATTCCTCAGCCTATCCTTGCAACCATTCATTACAGCCATTGAAGATCGCCTATCTATGGATGACATTACTGCTCGCGGTCATGTGGTCAAGTTCGATATCGATAAGACTTTCTTGCGCACTGATCCACTTGCAGAACTTCTAGTAATTGAAAAATTGCTATCGCTTGGACTGATTACAACTGAACAAGCAATGGAAATGACAGACCTAACACCTAATGGAAGCAATGGTATGGAATGACACAAATCGTAACCCTTACAGCTGAACTCACAGCAGATTCCGCTAGCCGCACTATTTCTGGCAAAATTGTGCCATTGAACGTTGAGGCAGGTTCGACAAATTATGGCAAAGTAATCTTTGAGTCAGGTTCAATCGAGATTCCAGAGCCTAAGTCAATAAAATTATTGAGTCAGCATGACGTAAAGAAACCTCTAGGAAGAGCCGTCAGCTTCTCTGAGTCAGATAACTCTATCGATGCTGTATTTTCTATCAGCCGTTCACAACGCGGTACAGAAGCCCTAATCCTTGCAGAAGAAGGATTGCAATCTGGGCTGAGTATCGGTGCTGAAGTTCTTAAGTCCAAGATCAAGGATGGCGTGACTTATGTGTCCGCTGCTCGCTTGGTCGAAGTAAGTTTAGTAACAGAGCCAGCCTTTAAGTCTGCACAAGTTACTGATATAGCGGCGGAAGAATCTGCCGTAGAAGAAACAACCCAACCAACAGAAAGCGAGATAGCCAACGTGGAAAATACCACTCCAGCCGTCGAAGCAACACCAGTTGAAGCACCAGCGGTTGAAGCTGCTCGCCCAACTGTAACAGCAATGGCCTACACAAAGCCACGCATTGAAATCACAGCTGCTAAGTATGCAGAGAACACAATCCGCGCAGCACTAGGTGATGAAGAAGCACGTCAATACCTACGCGCAGCAGCAGACACAACAGACAACGCAGGTCTTGTACCAACACGCCAGTTGTCAGAAATCATCAACCCACTCGGTACAACAATCCGTCCATCAATCGATGCAATCTCTCGCGGAGTGCTTCCTGATGCAGGTATGACATTTGAAATCCCAAAGATTACACAAATGCCAACAGTTGCTATTGAGCCAGAAGGTGACGCATTCAGCGACACAGATCAGAACTCATCTTTCCTATCTGTAACAGTACAGAAGTATGCAGGACAACAGACATTCTCTGTTGAATTGCTAGATCGTACATCTCCAGCATTCTTTGATGAACTCGTCCGCAATATGGCTGCTGCATACGCAAAGGCAACAAACGCAGCAGTAAACGCAGCACTTATTTCAGGTGCTTCACTTGATGCAACAACAGTTGCAACATATCCAACAGCTGCAGAGCTTCTAGGAATTGTTGCACGCGGTTCAGCTTCTGTTTATGGAGCTACAGCAGGACTTCCAAATCCATTCGCTCGTAACATGATCGTATCAACAGGACAATGGTCAAACATCATGTCACTTAACGATTCAGGTCGCCCAATCTACACAGCATCACAGCCAATGAACGCAGGCGGTCAAGTAGCGCCTACATCACTCACAGGTAACGTTGCAGGACTCAACCTATACGTTGATCCAACAAACGGCGGAGATGGCGATGGAACAATCCTCGTCGTTAATCCAGATGCTTACACATGGTATGAGTCACCAACATATCGCCTACGTGCAGAATCAACAGCAGCAGGTCAAGTAACTATCGGTTACTACGGCTTCGGTGCAATCGCAACTAAGGTTGCTGCTGGTGCGTTCAAGAACAACAAGGCATAAGTAACACCCTAAGTCGCTGGGAGTGGGGCGCAGCCCTTGCTCCACTCCCAGTCTTTAGAAAGGATATGGAATGTCACTTTGCACAGTTGCAGAACTTCGCTCAGCACTAGGTGTTGGCTCGCTATACGCTGATGCCACCCTTCAACAAACTTGCGATGCAGCTGATGCCGTCATTCTTCCTATGCTATGGAGTCCTACTTACTTCACAGTAGCTCATGGCAACATTGTTGGCACAGGAACTCTCTATTTTAATGAGCCTGTCAAAGAAATCTTTTATGTTGGTCAAACTGTAACTATTGCTAATTCTGGTTCTTCATATAATGGAAGCAAAGTGCTTACAGCCGTTGGCGATTACTTTATTAGCATGGCTACAAATCACAGCACAGTACAACCTAAACACGCTATTGCACCTTTTGGAACAGTTGCTTCAAGAACCTACACAGACTGGACAGCAGATTCAGCAGTCCAAGAAGCTGCGCTTTTAATTTCAGTCGATATTTGGCAATCACGCCAGACCAGTTCATCCGGCGGCGTATCGCCAGACTTTACTCCTAGCCCATATCGCATGGGTAACACTCTTTTGGCTAGAGTTCGTGGACTTATTGCTCACGCACTTGATCCGCGTTCGATGGTCGGATAATGCCAGTTGCTCTCACTACTCTTAGAACCACGATTGCGACAGCATTAGTCGATAACGCTAAGTGGCAAACATTCGCGTTCCCTCCAGCAACAGTCTTGGCTAACTCAGTAATTGTTTCGCCTTCTGATCCATATCTTGAGCCAAATAACAATCAACACAACACGATTGCTCCAACTGCTAATTTTAAGATAATCATCACTGTGCCTTTGTTCGATAATGAAGGCAACCTCAATGGAATTGAAGATGCCTTAGTTGGCGTGTTCAACAAACTCGCAGCATCCACCTTGACCTATAATGTGGGAGCAGTAAGCCAGCCAAGCGTTCTGAACGCGGCATCTGGTGACTTGCTTACCTGTGAGATGTCACTATCCGTTCTAACCACCTGGAGTTAATATGTCCGAATGGGAACAAGAAAACGAAGCCTTCCTGAAGAAAATCGGGCAGGTTAGCACACCAGCACCAAAGCCAGCATCTACTAAGAAAGACGAGGAATAATCCTAATGGCTGTATTTCTAAATAACAATGTCGGCGTTAAGATTAACACTGTTGATCTTAGTGACCATGTAACAGCAGTTACAATCAACCGCGTATTCGATGAACTCGAAGTAACAGCGATGGGTGATAACTCACACAAGTTCGTAAAGGGCTTGGAAGCATCTACTGTAACAATCGACTTCCTCAATGACACAGCTTCTGCAAACGTTCTAGCAACGCTTCAGGCTGCATGGGGAACAACTGTGACTTGCGTATTCCTACAGACAAAGGGAACAGCAGTTTCTGCTACAAACCCACTCTACACAGTTTCATTGCTAGTCAATAACACAACGGACATCAATGGTGCTGTTGGCGATATTGGCACACAATCAATCACATTTACTGCAAACTCAACCATTGCAGTAGCCACAACAGGCACTTTCTAAACAACTAAACAAAGGGGCACAGCATGGCAAAGTTAAAAGTAACAAGGGCAGATGGATCAGTTGGAGAATATCCAATTACTCCATTGGTGCAGTATGGTTTTGAGATTTACGCTAAGAAGGGCTTTCACAAAGCGTTCATTGAAGACCAGAAGCAAAGCGATATCTTCTGGCTAGCCTGGGAATGTATCCGCCGTTCGGGTGAAACTGTTAAGCCATTCGGAGAGCAATTCATTGAAACCTTGACAACAGTCGAGGTCTTAGATGATGACCCTTTGGCTTAGGGCGCGACTCGATCACCTATCTGATTGCTAAATTAAGTGTCAGACTCGGGATCGCGCCACAACAATTATTAGAGCTAGATGAAGTAATGCTAAAGAACCTAATCAAGGTTCTACAGGATGAAGCGAAGGAGATACAAAATGCCAGTAAACATCAAAGGCGCCGTTGAACTTCGCAAGGCACTTCGAAACTATGCTCCAGATTTAGCTAAAGAAACACAAAAGGAAATTGCTAATGTCCTTAAGCCTGTTGTAAAAGAAGCTAGAGGATTTGTTACAGTTTCGCCATTGAGTAACTGGGCGCGTGAAGGTGGCAAGTTTCCTGTGTTTAACGCATCTATTGTTAAACGCGGTATTGGTTATAAGACAACACCATCAAAGCCTAACCGCAGAGGCTTTACGGCGTTAGCGCAGATTCGTAACCTTTCAGCAGCAGGTGCTATTTATGAAACAGCAGGGCGTTTAGCCCCAGGCACAGAGCCATCATCACGCCCTAACTTTGCACAAGCAATGGGGCCACTAACTGGTTCAGGTAAAGATCGTGGTCGTTTAATTTATAAGGCTTGGGAAAATGACAAGGGCAACGCTACAAAGGCTGTTGTAAGAGCCATTGAGAATGCAGGTAAAAAGTTTAATGCAACAGTAGGGAAGCGATAATGGCTGGTCCAGTAATTGATATTGCCGCCCAGTTTACCGGCAATAAAGCATTCAAGCAGGCAGAAACAGCAACACAAAAGCTTGAGAAGTCTGTAGGTAAGTTAGGCAAGCAACTACTTGGAGTCTTTGCTGCTTCTAAAGTTTTGGCATTTGGTAAGAATGCGGCTAAAGCATTTGCAGCTGATGAGAAGGCTGCACGATCTCTTTCTTTAGCTTTAGCAAACACAGGCAATGCCTTTGCTTCCATCGAGGTTGAAAAATTTATTGCAGACTTACAACGCGCTACAGGTGTCCTCGATGACAATTTGAGGCCCGCGTTTAGAACCCTATTGACAGCCACAGGCGATGTTAAGAAGTCACAAGATGGCTTAGCCTTAGCGCTAGACATTGCAGCAGGTACAGGCAAAGATTTAGGCGCTGTATCTATGGCGCTTGCAAAGGCTTATGGTGGTCAGACCACAGCTCTTAGCCGTCTAGGTGCAGGCTTATCTAAAGCCACTCTCGCATCTGGCGATTTAGATTTAATTACTAGTGAACTATCTAAGAAGTTCTCTGGTCAGGCGTTAGCCGCTGCCGAAGGTTATTCAGGATCAATGGCTCGCCTAGCAGTTGCATCAGAGAACGCTAAAGAGATTATTGGTAAAGACTTACTTGATGCTATGCAGCTTATTGCTGGCGAAGAAGGTATCGGCGGAGCGACTACAGCAATGGAAGGTTTTGCCACTCAGATTGGTAATGTCATCTATGGCATAGGAGTTCTTACAGCCAAACTTAAATCATTGCCAATCCTCAAGGATGTCTTTGGAGCGTTTGCCGATGTTTCTAAATACAACATCATTGGATTATTAGGTCAATTAGGTTCATCTACTAAAGCCAGAAGCGCAGGTACTCCAGCCCAATCCCCAGCAGAGCGCATGGCTATTGATAAAGCCGCTAGGGATGCAATCAAACTTCAAAAGAAACAGAACGATTTGAAGAAGATTGACAATGACAATACGACTCGCAAACTAACCCTTACAGGCGATGAACTAGCTCTGAAAGAATTGGAAAAGAAGTTTGACGTAGAGCGCATTGGATTATTTGCAGCTTTGAATCAGGCAACAGATAGCGAAACACAGATGAGATTGAAATCGCTTATTGCTATTCATGACCAGAACGCAGCCCTTGCAGGTCAGATTATGAAAACCAACTTAGCTGCTGATGCTATGGAAAACTTTGGCAAAGCCATGTTTGGCGCATTAGATGTAATGCTCAACTTTGGCAAGTTTGCTCTCGGTGAGCGCGATACATTAAGAGCAATGGGCATAGGTGTTACACCAACCTCACAGGGTTTCCAATCTTTTACGCCCCCTACAGGCGGTTATGAGGGCTTTGGTAGCGGCATGAGTAATCTAGGCCAGAACAACTATGGCGGTCTAGCAGGTGCAGGACAGGCTGGCGGCGGTGGTGCGCCTGTGGTCAATATCAATGTGGCAGGTTCAGTCACTACAGATCGTGACTTGGTATCTATGGTCACTAATGCCATCTACAACAATCAGGCCTCTGGCATCCCAATTAACTATTCGACAAGTTATGCATAATGGCATTACCAGCAACGATATCGGTCAAAATAAATCTATCGGGTGGAGCATCATTCGGTAATCCGTTTATCTTGGGTACTTCACAGTTAGGCTTTGCTGAGCTTGCTTCTGCCATTCCTGTTATCGTTGATGTTTCTGCGCAGACTACTAATATCTCAACACGTCGAGGGCGCAACCTTCTGCAAGATAAATATGAGTCAGGACAGGCAACTATCAGAGTTGTTGATCCAGATGGTGACTTCAACCCACAGAACACTTCTAGCCCCTATTTTGGCCTATTGCAGCCTCTTAGAAAGATACAGGCATCTGCTATTTATGGCGGAGTAACCTATGGCCTCTTTGGTGGCTACATCACTGAGTTTCGCTATACCTACCCAACAGGGCAAGAAACAGGCTATTGCACGTTTATCTGCTATGACGCTTTCCGGTTGATGTATAACTCAAACGTCACAACAGTTACAGGCGGCACAGCAGGGCAGACAACTGCACAGCGCGTTCAATCAATTCTTACCATGATTGCATGGCCGCCAGCCTTTACCAGCATTGGAACAGGTGCTACAACGTGCGTGGCAGATCCTGGCACAACTCGCACAGTCCTTGATGCAATACACACTGCTGAGTTCACAGAACAAGGCGCGTTCTACATTGATGAAAATGGCGTGGCAACGTTTAAGGGCAGACAATTTGTCTACGATGCCCAAGCTGCTAGTCCTACAGTATTTAACCAAAATGGCACAGGCATCAACTACGCAGGAATCACCTTTGCACTCGATGACAAAACAATCGTAAACAAAGCAACTGTGACCAGAATCGGCGGCACAGCACAGACTTACTCAGATGCCGCATCTATTGCTCAATACTTCACACGATCCATTACAGCTACAGATATGCTCATGCAGACGGATGCCAACGCTCTAGCGCTAGCAACTGCCTATGTCGATTCGCGTAAAGAAACTTCTATCCGAATTGAAACCATCACTCTGGATTTAGTGACTCCGAACTACACAGCAGGGGTCACAGCAGCTTTAAGCCTTGACTTTTTTAACACAGTAGATATCACCAATGAGCAACCTGGTGGATCGACTATTCAGAAGAAACTCCAAGTGCAGGGAATTGCTCACAACATCACCCCTAACACATGGACTACAACTATTGCCACACAGGAGCCTTTACTCGATGTTATGTACTAGAATTGACCCTATGAAAGAGGTGTGCTAATGGCTGTTGGATTCCCGACAAAGACTACTTACGCGAACGGAGATGTGTTCTCCGCTTCGGATATTAACGACACAAATGGAACACTTAACCTTGCTGCTGGCGCGCCTTGGGCTGCTGGCAAGAATAAGATTATTAACGGTGACTTCTATGTCAATCAAAGAAACTTTAGTAGCACCACTACGGATACTTACACTTATGATAGATGGTCATTTATCACAACAACAGGTGGCACAGCATCGGCACAAACTTTTACGCCTGGAACAGCCCCAGTAGCAGGATATGAAGGAAGAAATTATTTTCGCATTGTAACTACTGGTCAATCTGCTGCTGGAACTTATACAATTTTTGGCAATCCGATTGAAGATGTTAGAACTTTAGCAGGACAAACTGCAACACTTTCATTTTGGGCAAAAGCGGCAACAGGAACACCTAAAATTGCTGTTGAGTATTATTTAACGTATGGTTCGGGTGGTTCAAGCGCCGTTGCTAATTATGTTGGTCAAGTAACTCTTTCTACTTCTTGGACGAGATATACATTGACTTCAGCCGTTCCATCCGTATCAGGCAAAACTATTGGTGCAGGTTCAAATATCAAACCTCAATTCTGGGTT